CGGGCCCGCTGCTGGTGTGCGTCAGCGTGCTGGTGGCCGCCGGGCTGCTCGACCTGGCCCTGGTGTGGGCTCTCGCCGGGCTGGTACTCGCTGTGGTGATCCTCGGGATGGCATGGGCGGTGGGACGACCGTGACCGCTCCGGACCGGGCGCCCGACGGCGCGTTGCTGGTGGGCCAGGGTGCGCCGGGCGGCGTGTATCACGCGGCTGTCGCCGGCTCCGCAGCTTGCTCACCGACGCTGCCGATCCTCGCCCCGGTGCCGATAGGTCAGGCGACGGATGCCCGCTGGTGTCACCGCGGCACTTGCCGGCCCTGGCTGACCGAACGGCGGGCCCAGGTTGCTGGCGACGTCGAGTACATCTGCCCGGCCTGCTACGTCGAGCGGGCCGCCCAGGTGCGGCCGTGTCCGAGCTGCGGGTCGACGTACGCAGCGACGCCAGAGGCCATGCTGCGGTAACGAGAGGGGGAACGGGGATGGTTACGGGGACTGAGGTCGCGGTGGCGGAGATCGACGTTGCTGCGCTGCACATGGCGCGTACGTACGGAACCGACGTCAGCGGCGATGCCCTCAAGCGGTGGTCGGGTCGGATCCGGTTGTGGGCACACCGGTACCCGTCTGAGATCACCGACCACGGGAGGTCTGGCCGGCGCCGCCGGTACGACCTTGGGGAGCTGCAGCGTGTCGCTGAGCGGGTGCTCGGCGTGCCCGACGCGGCGCGTCTTTGACGGAGCCGATCATGCCGTGTAACACTTCGTGCCAGCGGGCGACGTGTACCCAGGGCCGAAGAGCCGGGAACGTCGCCTGTGGCGTATCCGGGCCCGTGGTGGCCCCTCTGACCCCGTTTGCTTGCCCTGCGACCGCCCCACGATGCCGCTGGCGGGCCGTGTCCTCATGGGCCAGTGAGCGGGTTCACGCAGCGAGCAACCGCCCGGTGACCCGAGACTCTGGGCGGTTGCTCGCTGCGTCCATGAACGCGGCGCCGGCCCTCGTCCGCGCGGGGGCCGGCGCCGTAGCCAGTGTCGCGCTGGTAGGTCACTCGCCGGGCGCTGGGTGTCCGGCCGACCGGGCCACGTCAAGCAGCCAGCCGATCGCGGTGCCGTACGTCGGGACGTACGTGACGATGCCCTGCGCTGCGCCGAGCGCCACGCCCAGCAGTCGACGGGCCGTCTCGTCTACCTCGATCAGGACCAGGTCGCCGCGGGTTGCCGCCTGGTGCACCTCGAACCGCTCGGCGTGCGCCCAGTTGTCCGGGGTGCCGTGCCGGGTGGCGACGTCTGCGGCCCAGGAGATTACCGCGGTGTACGAGTCCAGCGGGTGCGGTGCGCTGGACTGTTGTTCTGCCGCCCAGATCGATTCGGTGATAATCGCGTCCAGCCGTTCGACCATGCCCAGCTCGACCGGTATCTGGGCACGTGCCTGGTCGTCCATCGTGTCGTCTCCTCGCCTCGGTGCGAGGTGTCCAGTCTCGCACTGCTCAACGTACCGCTCCTTGTTTGAATGTCGCAACAACCAAGGGCGGCATATTTTTCCGACGTGTCGCGGCGTCGTCTACCCCACCGCGGAAGCGCCGAAGGACGTGCCCCGATGACCGCCGCCAGCCGCAAGGCCACAGTCGCCGCGGCCTCCATGCCCGCCCACAAGTGCGGGCATCACGGCCACCGCAACAAGGCCGGCGACCCGTGCGGCCAGAACGTCGTCAAGGGCACCAAGCACTGCCGGCACCACGCCGGTCGCCCGCTCGAGGAGCAGCGCGCCCGCGGGCTGCTCAACATCGAACTGTCCAAGTGGACCCTGGACGGGCACGACGGACAGGACCTCGACCCCCGGACCGAGATCCTCCGGCTGATCGCGTTCTGGAAGTGGAAGGCCAACCTGTACGGTGGCCTGCTGCGCGACGCCTACGAAGCGGCCGAGCGGCTGCAGCGCGCGGCCCGCGCCGAGGAAATCGTGCTGGCAAAGCCGGAGTGGGAGTCGGATCCGGACGACGAGGACGGCGCCCCGATCCCCGAGCACCCTGCCCTGCAGACCGCCCGTCAGGACCTGCAGCGCATCTTCGCCCAGGGCGGCGTCACCGCGTTCGTCGGCTACAAACACGACGTCGACCGGGTTGGCCGGGTGTACGCCGTAGACGAAGGCATCCGCGCGCTGGTGAAGCTCGAGAAGGACGCTCACGAGATGCTCGGCAAGTTCTGCTCGCTCGCGGTCCAGGCGAAGATCGCCGACGCGCGGATCAAACTGGCCGAGCAGGTCGGACTCATGATCCAGATGGTGATCATCGGGGTGCTGCGGGACCTCGACGTCCGTACCACCGACCAGCGCGTCCAGGAGCTGATCGTGTCGCACATGGACCTGGTGGCCACCACCGCCGGCCCGGCGCTCGCCGCGTGACCTGGTGGTGATGACCGATGGTGCTGGTCGACTACGCCTCGGCGTGGCGCCAGGCCCGTGACGGGTTCGCGCCGCGCCCTCAGCGCTGGGCGTCTCCGGGCGAGATGGCCCAGGCCCTTGACCCGAAGACGATCCAGACGCCGGCGCTGGACCTGATCGACGAGGCCCTGGTCGACGTCGCTCACGGCCGCGAAACCCGGCTGATGATCTCGATGAGTCCGCAGGAGGGGAAGAGCCAGAGGACGTCGCGTCGGTTCCCGACCTGGATGCTGTCCCGCAACCCGGACCTGCGTATCGCCATCGTGAGCTACGCGCACCGGATGGCCCGCCGGTGGGGCAAGGCCATCCGGGACGACGTTGCCCGACACGGTCACGCCCTGGGTATCCACGTCGACCCGAACGCAGCCGCGCACGAGTGGACACTGACCGGGCAAATCGGAGGAATCTACACAGTAGGTATCACCGGGGCGCTGACCGGCCAAGCCGTAGATCTATTGATCATTGACGATCCCTACCGGGATATGAAGCAAGCCGAATCGGAGCCCTGGCAAGAGGTCGTCGAGGACTTCTGGGAGACCGTCGCGGTCCCCCGGCTCGGCCCTGGCGTCGCGGTCGTGATCATCCAGACCCGGTGGCGCGACAACGACCTGAGCGGCTGGCTGCAGAAACGCGACGACGGGGTCAAGTGGCGGGTGCTGAACATCCCCGCCCAGGCCGACCATGACCCCAACAAAGGTCAAACCGACCCGCTCGGCCGGCAGCCCGGCGAGTACATGGTCTCCGCCCGGGGCCGCACGCCGCAGGACTGGGAGGCGAAAAAGCGCGAAGTCGGCACCCGCGCGTGGACCGCCCTGTACCAGGGCCGCCCGGCGCCGGCGGCCGGCAACATCTTCCAGGACGGCTGGTGGCGCTACTACGAGCAGCCGCAGTGGACCGTGCTCGGCAACGGCGTGCACGTCCCCATCGGCTTCGACCAGGTGCTCATCTCCGTCGACTGCTCTTTCAAGGACACCGACAGCAGCGACTACGTGTGCATGCAGGTGTGGGGCCGCCGCGGCATCCAGGCGTACCTCCTCGACCAGGTCCACGACCGGCTCACGTTCGTGCAGACCGTCAAGCGGTTCCGTGGGCTCGCCGCGAAGTGGCCGGCTGCGCTACTCAAGCTGGTCGAGGACAAGGCCAACGGCACCGCCGTGATCAACCTGCTGCGGCAGCAGATCCCCGGCATCGTTCCGGTCGAACCTGTCGGATCCAAGGTCGAGCGCGCGTCCGCGGTGTCCCCGTACGTCGAGGCCAGGAACGTGTGGCTACCCGCCCCGGAGCTGGCCCCCTGGGTGGAGGGGTTCACCGAGGAAGCAAAGACCTTCCCGAAGGCCGCGCACGACGACCGTGTCGACACGGCATCCCAGGCGCTCTATCGGCTGCTGCTCGAGCCCCTGCTGGTCGATGACCAGATCGTCGAGGACGACGAAGACGGCGAACCGGAGGGGTCGATCTCCCTCTACTGACCGAGGGGGCGCCGTGGCCCTGCACGAGATCCCACGCGACGACGGCGCCCCACACGCCCCCACCAGCGAATGCGGCTGCGGCCCGGCCCGGGTGTTCCGGGGCGGCCGGTACGTGTACGTCCACGCCGACCAGCGGCCCGACAACGAAGGGGGGTCGGGTGATGGGGAGCACGACGACCAGGGCACGTAGTCGACGCGGCGTACCGGGCGGAGCGCCGGCAAGCGCAGACACGAGAGAGGCCGCGCTGCAGGCCGAGCTGACCGCCGCGCGTAACGACATAGGGCTGCTGGCCATGCGGCTGGAGGAGGCCACCGCCAGCGACAACCCGTTCACTGCCACCCGGGAGGCTGTGGCCGACCTGGAACGGGCGATCATCGCCGACCCGGGCTGGCGACTGTTCACCACCCTGTCCCAGCAGGAATTCAGCAGCGAGGGCATGCGCCAACTGCGCGCAGTGTGCCGGCTGATGTCGATCGCCAACCCGCTGATCAAGCGTGGCCTGAACTTGCGGTCGTACTACGTGTGGGGGCAGGGCTGCGAGATCGTGGCCCGGGCCAACGGGAAGAAGAAGACCGAGGGCGGCGCCAAGGAGCAGGACGTCCAGGCCGTAATCAAGGCATTCGTGGACGACCCGGCCAACCAGAGGGCCCTGTTCTCCGCCCAGGCGCGCGACGAGCTGGAACACGCGCTCGGCACCGACGGCGAGGTGTACTGCGCGCTGTTCACCCGACCGCAGACAGGGTGGGTGCAGGCCCGCACCATCCCCGCCGACGAGATCAACGAGGTCATCACCGACCCGGACGACGCCGCGACCCCGTGGTA